AAAGGAACGGGCAAAGGAACGGGCAAAGGAACGGGCAAAGGAACGGGTCCAGCGATTGACGTATTATCACTAGATAATTCATCATTTTTAGGCGATGACTCTGCATCAGATGCTACTTCTCGGGCATTATTTTCCAAACATACAATTAAATTGATAATGTCCTGCTTTGTTTTGGTGCCAGCTATATATCTTTTACCCAGCGGTAAGCCCTGCAAGTTAGCCAATATATCTCGAAGAGGTTGTCCAGTCAACTTATCTAGTTCATCTGCACGTGCACGTTCAACATCATCCTTCGGTACATATGCAGCAGAACACCCCATAACCTCTTTTTTACCAGTGATATTTGGAGCGATCGGCTCACAAATACCTGTTGTCAGGTTTCTATATTCACCTTTTGGACACCGCGGTTGTTTTAGAGTACGATTTTTGGGTATAGGCTTTGATTTTTCTGTAAATTGAGACATCCTATTCTACTACTTTAAACTATATGCATATAATTTTACATATAGTTTTATCCATTATGTGATAACGGCGAACATCATCTATTCATATAGTTTGCTGATCAAATCACTTGCGAAATCTGAAAAGAAGTGAGTGTATGGTTGATCTTGTTCATCGTATCAAGTTTTTCTAAATTGTAAGGACGAATAACTTGTATGCATCGGTCAAATGACATCCACTCCATGCAACTAACCTCTGATTTTTCATAATTATCCATATTTATAACAGACGCGTTTTCAATAAAGGTTAAAAAGTACTTATGTTTGTATGACTTATAATTTGACCCCGTAAATGTTTCTTCATATGGGGCAATGTTCTGCAAGATAGTAAGAGCCGACCTATCTATGCCAGTTTCTTCGTTAAATTCCCTTAAAGCACAAGTATAATCATTCTCTTGGTAATTTCGGCGACCTTTTGGAAATCCCCATTCAGGTTCAGTCCAATTGTCGTGCGCATTGCTTTCATCAATTAGTTCAGATAAATTATAGTAATCATCGCTGCAATATATACCAGTACGCAATGAATTGAATTTTGTTTTTGAAACGTTTTCTTCGTATTTATACTGCGATGACAGTTTATTGTTTCCCCAAATATGACACCAGATTTCATCAAATTCTAGTGTGCGAAGTCGTTCTTTCTCGGAGGCAGTCATCTGTTTCAACATATTTAGAATGTAAAATTTGTTGTTGACGAAGTATTTCCCCCGCATAAAATCAATAAAGCCCAAAGTATCTTTTCGTCGTATCATTAAATATTCTATTTGCCTATTATTATATCGGAATGCAATAACCCCAACGCTGGTAATTGGCATCTTGCATTGGTTATATATATGTCCCTGTTTGCCGCAATTGTTACAATAATTATCTGTCATAATAAGTTTAATCTAAGATAATGATGTCTCAAAGCTTTATATCTGTTGTATAATAAGGAATGATATTTGACCAAAACGTATGGGGACCGCATTACTGGTTTTTTTTACACACGATTGCAGAAGCGTATCCATTGACGCCGAACGAAGTAACCAAGCGAAAATATTATGATTTAATACAGAACATGCCCTTGTTTATACCGATAGCAGAAATGGGGAATAAGTTTAGTGAAATGTTGGACAAATATCCAGTAAGTCCGTACTTGGACAACCGCGATTCCTTTGTGCGATGGGTTCATTTTATACATAATAAGTTTAATGTGATGTTAGGCAAAAATGAGGTATTATTCGCAGACGCATTAGAGAAATATCGCGCGGAATATAAACCGAAACCAGTGCATTTGCACGAACGGATTCATATCAGACGGCAATATGTGCATATAATATTAATATTGTTATGTCTATTTTTGATATATGTCTACTACGAGTAAAATGTATCGGCATAGTGTATAAGAATAAAATATCATGCGTATAGAACTAATAATCATCATAATCGCTGGATTCATAATGGCAAACATATATACGGATGGCAAATATATGCGCATGTTATCGTCTGGCAAAAAATATTATCAAATGGCTGGCGTGGCATTTGGTGCACTAATGTTTTATATATTATTTAAGCGCAATCCACTCAGAGCTCGTGAAATGGTAACGGCGTCCAATGAGTATATTAAGTATTTACCGATTGACAAGAATGCGTCAAATATCATTTCGCCAATATTGGATTTTACGTCCAAACACAGTTTTGCGAACGATTCGGGACAACAGTATCCGATTCTTCCAATGTCTAATAATAATCATCAATATGCATCCGAGAACCGCATTGCGAATTCTGGTAAAAAATCAACAAAGCGGTCAGTGAGCGAGACCAAAAAGAAGTTTGTAGCGTCAAGACAGAATTGGAAGTGCGATGATTGCAAGAACCAGTTGAGTGCGTGGTTTGAAGTGGATCATACAGTAAGATTAGAATATGGAGGAAGTAACCACATAGATAATTTAGTCGCATTGTGTCGTGAATGTCACGGAAAGAAAACTACAATGGAGAACTTGTAATTGAGGAAACTATACAATAAAATATACGTTATTGTATAATAAACAATAAAATGGATTTTGAAACATTAAAGAATGGAGTAGCTGGATCCATCGCTGGCTTATTGGCAATTATTTACTACATTATAATAGCGCCATTAGTTTACATATGGAAACAATTGTTTGAATTCGGGACCAGCGTCTACACCGAAGCGACAAATAACCGCGCATATGGCATATTCATTGGTGCGATTATAACAATTGCTATTGTATTAAACTATGCAGCATCTGACCCAACCGCAGAAACAACTGACATATATAAATATTTATATCCAATATTAGCAGTAATTGGTAGCGCATTCGCATATATGCTAGTTAGTAAGTTTAGCGGCAACGACGTTTCAGATAACGCAGTTATGTATGCATTTTTGTTGCTGGGCGTGATGTTTGGCGCCGCGTTTTATTTTTATTCAATGGGACTAACTTATCCAATATTGACATTATTGTTGTGTGGCGCCGCATATCTAGCACTCACCCTTGTCGCTGGAACCGCGATAAAATACGTAATAATGGCATTAACGTCGGTCTCGTTAATGTTCGGTCTGGCATTGTACTACCTATCAAATAGTGCATCGACCGCGCCCACTACAATATTATATGCATTGTCTGGCATATTAACCTTCGCTACAATAATCGCATTGGCCATTATATTCTATTTTTATAGCAATTATTTGAAAACAGTCGGAGGATGGGGCGGTTGGTTAGTGAACCTATTGTTTTATGTGCCGTGTTTAGCATTAGATTTTATCAGTTACATCAAGCGCGAAATTGGACTAACATCTCATTTGGTATATTATCTATTCTTGTTAGAATTAGTTGCTGCATTATTGTACATATATATACCTAAAATAGTAAATAAGGCGACTGCCAGTGAAGGAACCCCGCTGCTCGCCGATACGGCGTTTCTAGATATAAAGAAAGAATTGGGCAGCGGAGAAGCATTAGCATTTAAAAACAGTGGTTATGCGGAAGATGCGGCAATCACGTATAAACGGTCATATAGCATATCAATGTGGGTATACTTAAACATTCAACCTCCCAATTACACATCTTATGCGAAAGAACGCGAAATATTTAATTACGGCAATGGATTGCCAAAAGTGACATATGTGAATAACGTGGATACGGATGGCAGTAAAACACCAGATGTATTAAAGGTATATTATACAAATAAGGGCGATGATGCGAACCAAAGTTACACTGTAAATATAAAACCGCAAAAGTGGAACCAATTGGTATTTAACTATACTTCCTCACAAGTAGATTTATTTATAAACGGACATTTAGAAAAAACGTTTGTATTTGACGGCAATGAGCCAGAATACTTGGCGAGTGATGTAATCTCGATTGGTTCAACGGATGGACTGGATGGAGCTATATGCAACGTTAAGTATCATTACGTCCCACAGTCAAAGAGTCAAATTGCAACCTCGTATAATTTACTAATGAAACAAAATCCGCCAACAAATATTTTGTAATGAAACTATATAAGAATGACGCCTACAACTATAATTCTGTCAGTTGTTATACTACTATTAGTGTATGTGTTATATGCATATTTAACAGGCACCGTGACCAAAATATCACAGAATGCAAATTTAAACGCAGCTATTCCGCCAATTACCAAGGTTGATGGTGCAAGAAATACTCGTTATGGATACAGTATATGGGTGTATGTGAATACGTGGAATAACAATAGCAATAAGACCATTTTTAGCCGTCCGAACAACATACGGTTATATTTAGATAATAATAGCCCCACATTAAAGCTTGACCTCGCAATGAACGGCGCGCTAGTAAACAATGCGCCTCCGATGATGACGATGAATATTACCAACAACTTCCCTCTCCAAAAATGGGTTTGTGTATGCGTGAGTGTAGACAATCAATTTGTAGACGCATACTTGGATGGTAAGTTAGTTAAGTCGCAGAGATTTTATGCATCCACCGCTAGCACTACATCACCACAAGTAACTGTTGCCACGATGCCCCAATCCCCCCCCGATGCAACTGCAAGTCCAATTTATTTAGGAAATAGCGAATCTGGCCAAACCTTTTCACCATTTGATGCATTCATCGCCGAGTTTAAGCGCTGGAGCGCACCAATTGATCCTCAAAGTGCGTTGGATACGTATTTAGCTGGCAATGGCACGAATGGAATTTCTCGTGCATTTTCGGCATATGGAATAGATGTGTCTGTATTAAAGAATCAGGTTGAACAGACGAGGTTCTCGTTTTAGGTAAAAATGAATAGACCATAATTTAATTGAAATGTCTGACAAATAATCCCAATCTATATTATAATATAAAATATAATATGAATTTTCAACCAAATGTACCATCAACAGGTGTAAATTATGGGCAGGCCGTTGCAGAACGGTTTGGTAGCACAGTTGACAACGCCAGCAATGCTTTATCTGGCACATTTAATGAGTTTTCTAGCCAAGCGACCGCGGCTACGGGGGCTACTACCGATTTTTTAACGGCAAATACGATTATTGCCAAATTTGCATTTATACTGCTAGTATTAGTCGTATTTTTGATATTGTTTAATTTAGGAGTATCCATCGTTGGTTATTTTAGCGAACCATCGCCCGATCCGTATATTATAAACGGTATGATTGATGGTAACTTTTCAAAGGTTGTCCCCCAGGACCCGAAACAAACGAATGCGATACCGATATATAGATCAAACGACCAATCCAAGGGTATGGAGTTTACGTGGTCATCTTGGTTATATTTAAGCGATTTGGGCAAAGAGGCGGGCAAATATCAACACGTGTTTAGCAAAGGAGACGGCAATATTGATAGCAATACTAATTTGTCCACTGTAAATAACGGGCCAGGATTGTACATTAGTCCTATGGATAATAAACTGCACATTATAATGAATACAGTATCTTCAACTGACCCAAATACGACAATCGACATTGATAATATCCCTATAAAGAAATGGTTCCACGTTGCCCTGCGCTTGCAAAACACGGTTATGGATGTATATGTAAATGGAGTGGTAGTGAACCGTTTATTATTAAAGAATACGCCCAAACAAAATTATGGCAATGTGTATGTCTGCCAGAATGGCGGGTTCTCGGGCAAATTGTCTAATTTAAGATATTATAGTCGAGCGCTCAACGTATTTGAAATTAACAATATTGTTTCGTCTGGTCCGAATATGAAAGTGGCGAGTGATATGAACCCAATTGGCGGATTTGATTATCTATCAACTCAATGGTACTCATCTAGATACTAAGTGTAGTAAAATATAGTAGGAATGTATATTATATTTTACAAATGGCAAATATCAATATGAATTTAGATTTGATATGTAATTTGAGAAAACGACAACAATTGTTTGCAATGCCGTCGTTTCGGGCAAACCCCATATCGCCTTATCCAGAATATACGCAAGAACAATTAGATATGCGCCGAAAAGCGGAGATCCTGCAATATGCAGGCAATCGGATGAATACAAAAACCAATAGTTTAACACAAACTGGACGTTATGCACAAGTTATTTCAGGCAAATATCAGCCGCGCCCATATACAACAGTATATACGGAAACAGTAAGTTATGTACGCGATCCAATACGCGATTTAAGCCAAGTAATAATAACGCGTACTCCAGTTTATTCCAATCCAGATCCTAATTGCCCATTAGACAATATGATCCCTAGACCGACATCTTCGTCAGATGTGCCTGGCCCAATTATCAATTTGTACAATGATACGAGTCTACCGCTCTACAATTACGCTGGTTCAGCGGATAGAAGTTATGGAATAACTGATGTAATTGAAACCGATCGATTTAAGACAAAGTACACAGATGAAAATACATATGCATTCTACACAATAACTTCTACTTCCATCGGCGCAAATATAATACAGACAGAACCAACTGATATTACCATATCTACATTATATATAACAAATATTATTGACGCACCTCAATATGTATATGAATTATACGTGCCAATTGGGATTCACTTTGAAGGTAAGTATAAAACAACTAACACAGTCGCAGCAGCATTCAATACAATTAGTTTAAGTATACCACAAAGTGGCTTCAATCCCCAAGTTGTATTTGTTACAAACCCAGTGTCTACAAATAGACAAATATCCTTCCGTAACAATCAGACATTTGATATGTCATTTAATGTAACAAATAAATCAGCGGATTTTTCAGGCACAATATACATTGGTATGTTAAAAATAACAAATATTGATTTATATACCGAGGTAGGATACATATATGATATTAATATACTTACTGATATGACACTTGCTGCCAATAGTGCGGCCGAAAAGGATAATTTTATTTCCAGATATGAATTTAAGTATGGATTATATTACAACATTTCAGATGCAAGTAAAAATACAATAAACTGTACAATCGCTCAAAATGCGAGCGCCGAACCATTAATTCCTATTCAAT